CACTATGTTATATGTAAATAAAGATGTATATAATGTGTTATATCATCGTCGTCATAAGTTATTTCCAGCAATTAATACTATTGGAGCATCAACAGAGAGTATGTCATCTGATTTTGATTCAGCATGTTCAGTATCTAGACGTGTATATATGACAAAACATATTAAGAAGGTAATACATTACAACGATTCGTCTTCACAAGTAGAAGATGAAGCATCAACCAACATATTTATGGTATTTTTGCCCTCAGGTCGATTGTTTCCGGGGCCAATATATTTAAATCCATCTGAGCCAGACACAAGTGTCCCAATCGGTATCCAAGCATCAATTAACTGTCATGTAGACTACACAGATGCATAAATAATTCTAATTCTATTATATCATTTTAAATAATCATATAATCATTCATCCCAAAATAATATATCCGGAGTCCCTCCCGACTAATTTATAGAATCAAAATGTCCACGCGACGGATTAGCGATGGATAGTTACCAAAATTAACTATCCATCGCCCGTTCATCACGCGGGGCAGTTTGATTTATAGAATGCGTTATTAAACATATACGCTTGTTTTATCTATTAAACAATTATTCTTAATTATATAAATTTGCCATCTATCATGAGTAAGTTTATCAATATCAGGGAGATCATTACTCATTACAATAACGTGTGGATTATTGAAACATAGTGTACCTGATTCATATTTAGTGTTAGTTATAAGACCATCTTTGACACTTTCAATAGCTTTATAGCTTATTCCTTCCGTTGATCTACCAAACGAAAAAATAAATGTAGTTTTTTCATTAAGGTCTCTACCATTTTCTTGAATATTAAATAACATATTTGCGATATCTTTGTTTCCTCCCCCAGTGGCACAAATGATATTCTTATGTTTAATGAGATACTTGATAAGTGACGTTTTACCAGCGTTACCATCTTTATCATATATCCAATGTATCGTTCTATCATCAACTTTGTCATCTATAATCTTGATTAAATCTAGTTGCCAACTATGCAACTTCTCTTTATCTAACACTTTTAGATCCACAGGAAAACCTTTCTTATAGATTTTACCTGATCTAGTTTCTTCTTTTTGACAATACTCATAAGAAGCATCTATGTTCCTAGTACTTTCCCAGTGAATACAATCAGGCAATTTAAACGCAGTCCATCTATTAGCAGTATATAGTGAAATAGTACCTTGTAAATGAGGAGTTTTTTTATCATCTCCCAATTCTTCTTGAAAACAATACTTAGAACAGAATTTATCTAATACACCTATTAAGAGCACTACATCAGATTCTTTATAATTATTCCAAGTGAAACAGTAATGCTTTCTCTTACTAGGCTGGGGAGGTTTAGTATTACCATCCCCAGCCCGCCTATTCACGCCTATTTTGACGTTAGTCATAATTGATAAGCGTGTGTAGGCGTTATATGTTTAAGTCATTTATTACTTAAACAATCATTCTCTATATACATTATATAGAATGCCTAATTTTGGGAAACGACTAGCAAAAAAAGTGAACAAAACTTATAAGAAAAAAGCTTATAAGCCCCGTAGACGTGTTACGACTAAATCGACTGTTAGGAAGATTGTTAAGAATGTTCTGTCTCGTAATATGGAGATTAAGAATCAAGCTGAACAGAGTTATAGTGATGAATCTATAATGTCTGTAGATTCAGGGGTTCCTTTTTGGACTAACTATCAATTAAATACGGTTTGGAATTTAATCTCTCAATCGGTTGGGCAAGGTGGCCGTATAGGAAATAAAATCAATTTGAAACGTTTTTCAATTGTTTATACTTTAAAATGTAATCCTAATAATACCAGTTGGGAAAATCAACCGCCTACAACTGCAACAACATTTCCACCTCAACCATTTTACGTTGACGCGTATGTTCTAAGACAACGTAATGGCCAAGCACTTCCGGGTATAAATACACCTTTACCTGATTTCTTTGATTTTGGCTCAACATCTGTAGCACCTACAACACAAATTGACGACACTATGTTATATGTAAATAAAGATGTATATAATGTGTTATATCATCGTCGTCATAAGTTATTTCCAGCAATTAATACTATTGGAGCATCAACAGAGAGTATGTCATCTGATTTTGATTCA